TTGGCGTACTGCACAAATGAATAGCCATTAGGGAAATTAACCTGGCCGTAGTTATACATAAATACTGGGATAAGGCTCGTAGTGCCAGAAGTCGGCGGGATTGTGCCTGTGATTGTGTGCGTGCCGTTAAACGTGGCACCGCAACCACTAACCACTATTGATTGGGTCGCAGCAAATGCGTTTGGATTAGCAAGCATAAGTGTTGCCACGTTATCTTGTAATGCTGTGCCTACTACTGGGGCATCGTTATGCCATAAGTATTGGCTAATTAAATCTTCTGCAGTTTGGCAAACTTCTTCTACTGTTGCATCGGTATACAAAGTGCCAATTCCAAGATTCGAGCGTAATTCAGCTGTAGTCACGTAGACGGCTGGCATTGTATTCCTCTCTTAAAAACTCCCCCAGGGCTAGGGCTACTAAACCCCAGGGGATTACTTATTGATTAACGGGTCTTATCAGGTCTTCTTGTACTTCAAGATTCCGTTAGGCATCTTGGCGATTGTTGCCATATATCCGTAGATAGCAACCTGTACTTGTAGATTTGATACTACGTTTACGCTCATAAAATTTTGCGCTGAGCGATATACAGTGAAGGCCTCTGGTGCAAGGATAATCGCTGAATCATCATCAAATGTAGTTGCTGTGAAGTTCTTGTCTACATATAGATCAAGTCCTAGCACGTTGCCACGAATAGATGATGGTGTAACTTGTCCAGCTGCGTTCATTGGTTGTAACGCATTAAATACTGGGCGCTTTGTTGTATCTTGCGCACCAATTAACGCACCCCATTGTGCTGGGTTAGCAATGTAATTCTGTGCGAAATAGCCAGTGTTTGTGTAGATAGTACGTGCGCCTTCTGTTGCGAATGCAACAATACCATCAAGGTCTGCAGTTGTATTTGTACCATTAGCACCTGCTTGAATCAAAGCTGCTAATACAGTCTGATCTAAACGCTTTAAATATGCGTACTCAAGTTGCTTTGTTAGCTCTGCATAGAAGTTAGGGTCTGAACGCTCTAGTAATTCAACTGAGAGTGTGTTCATACCAGCATACTTAGATACTGTGCCAGTTAGGTACTGAGTTTCCATACCTGTGTTTTGTACTGCGCCAGCTTCTGCTTCTACAGTAACTTCTGGTGCAACACCTGAACCGCCACCAACGCTGGTAACCAATGAAGGTACTGAAATAGACATACCTGATGTTGGTAGTGTGCCTTGTGAGCAAGCATCGATTGCTGGTGTGCCAAAGCGTGTGTTAGTTACAAACTCGCTTAGGTATTGAGTTGGAGAAAATGCTGGGTTTGTTGCAAATGAATCATCTGCTGCAGCTACGTACAGTTTTGAATCATCATTACCTAATGCAGCCTTGATCTTATGCTCTGTATAAGCAGCCATAGATGTAATTGGCGTACGGATAGATGTTTGGATAACTGGTGTTGTAATTACTGGGCGTGCGGCTTCTACTGTAGGAGTAGCAGCCTCTGCCTTTGCTTCTTGTGGCGCTGTTGCTAAATCTTCCACAGGAGCCTCGCTTTCTTTAGTTTCGATTGGTGTCTCTGCTTCGCTTTCGCTAGCAGCAACTTTAGTTACTTGCGCTGCACTGAATGCAGGTGATTCGACTAGGCTAACTTCTTTTAGAGTTGCGCTAGTTACATATAAATAATCTTTTTTCTGTATAGACTTATTAACGTCTACACCAACTGACAAACCATCGATTAACTGCTCACCTGCAAGGATTAAAGCATCTTGCCCCTGCATTGATGCGCTAATTTTAAATGATGCGTAAATGCCATCATCTGCTTGGTTAAATTTTTGCATTCTTCCAATAGGGCGCTCTGCGCTGTGTTGCATAAGCATCTTAACCTTGCCTGGGTCACCGATCTCGATAGAGCCTTTAGCAAAGACCACTTTACCTACTGAGGTATTGCCTACTTCTTCAAATGGCACAATTTTGCCAGCAATTATTCTGCGCTCTGTATCCGCAGCTTCTACCTGGCTACTGAATGTAAGTATCATCGTCTTGTTCTCTCCCGTTAGGTGTCATTTGTTCCATTTCTTTGGCTTGTTCAACATCGATTAAGCCTAAGTTAATCATTTTCTCTAATGCTTCTAAGCGCTTCATCGTGTCAGCTCTTAAAAACGATTCTTCGATAGCAAATTTAACAACGTGGCCACGTGGGGTTATGTCATCCATAGATAGGCGGTCTTCAATAGCGCAAATAAATGGCTGTAATGAATAAGCAACAAACTCTTTGCGACCATCAATAATGTTTTGATAGGTCATACTGTTATTCATATCTGCTGAAATGTAATAAGCAGGTACGTTCATCGCTCTAGCGATTTGTGTTGCTAGGTATTGTTGGGCTTCGTTATACATCATATCTTTAGGGCTAAAGCCTGTAGTTTCGTAAGACAAAGTAGAAGTTAAATATGCTGTAGATCTATTTAGTCGGCTTTGCTTCCATTGTGCTAATAATCCTGATACTTGCTGCTCTGGTAAATCTGCTCCAGTGTTTTTAATGTAACCAGATGGCATTGGGGTTTGAGCTGATACAGCTGCGGCCTTTTCAATATCTAATGCGCTTTGTATTGTGCGTGCTGCAGTTTGTAATACGCCTTGTGTTAAACCCTGGAATGTGATAAGCGAACCAATGCCACTCATCGGTGCGGCAACGCCATCAACAAAATAAGCATCAACTTCTGTGCCAAATTTATTTGTAGTAAATGTAACTCGATTGTTAGCGACCCACTCAAATCGTGATGGTCTTAAATCATCTGCATATAATTCTGTAACACGCCAATAAGCAACACCATAAAACAACAAACTATCGACAGTCCAGGATATTGTGACGGATCTAGGTTGTCGATAGTCTGGTTGGTCGATCCAGAGAGGGTTCCCCAACGCCTCACCATTAGACTTTTTGTAAAGTTTTAATGGCAAGTATGAAACTACACCAGCTATAAGATTTCTGCAACGGCTAACTGCTGGTACTTGCATCGCAAAGTTGCGATCTAATCCACCAGGGAAATTACCGACACCAGTTGTAAATGAACCATAGCCATAGGCTGTGTCCATAATGGCAGGGGCGTATTGCGCTTGGACAGATTCCGATTTTTTATTTATACCCAAAGCAGACAATAAACCCATATAGGTATTTTATACCATAAGTCGGACATTTAGTGCAAGTTAGACAAAGATTTGCGCTGTTTGTTGTGGCTTAGTTAATTGACTTACAACCATCGCTAGTGATATAGCGGCAGTGACATCTCCAGCGGATTTACGCCTAATAATGCGCCAGCCAGCATCATTAGTCTTAGCTGCACAGTTATTTAAGTGCTGTACTAGCTCTGCCTGTCCAGAATGGACTACTCGGTTATTAGCCAAACCATCGGCAAGGTCTGAGCACGCCTGGTAAAACGCCTGCCCTGATACGTCAACCATTCGCCATCCGCTTTGCTCTAATCTAGTAGCAATAGTTTGCGTGGCGTACTTGTCATAACAGATCGTGTGTGGATGATACTTACGTGCCCACTCATTTATGTCACTAGCCATCTTAATTTCATCTATCGCTATATCGCTGTGCCACAGCTGTGCTAATCCGACTGCTATCTTCCCATCTTTGACCTGACCCATAACGAGAGCCCCAGATCGCCTTGTCGGTGCAATATCAAATGCCATAATTGTTTGTGGCCCGACAGGTATCTCTAAGCTGCTATCGCTGCACTGCTCGATTGATCCATATACCCAGGGGCTGACAGTGCTATCTACCCACATACAAAGCATCTCGGTCTTAGTAGCTTCTATGCTGTTAGTGCTTACCGATTCTTCTAGTGTTTGCTCAGTTATCAAATGCCCTAATGCTGGATTAGCCATAGCCCAAGCTTTACGATCTGTAATCTTAGAATGCTGTGGTGCGCTGTACTCATAAAATCCCAAATTCTCAGGTGGGTATGATAGGCAACGCTCTCTTAGATCATTAAGCACAGTGCTAAAGCCATCACCTGCGTTACTTGTCATTAGAGTCATCGCATTAGGGCGAGCACGTGTGACTGGCAGTGCAGCTGTAAACGATTCTTGTGTCCATTCTCTTAACTCATCGATGTAGAGAAAATCTGCGGTTTTACCACGTGGTGCATCTCTAGTAGCTGCTGCAATTTCATACCTAGCGCCATTAAGTAAGGTTATAGATTCTTGACCATTAGCCAGGCGTATCTGCCTTACTTGATCTTTTAAGAATTGATTATCTTCTATTGTGTATGCAACCTGCCTAAATGTATCTAATGCCATATTGCGGTTAGATGACATACCCAGGACATTCTTAGAGCCCCATAAGAATAGATGGCTCAGGATCAGCATACGTGCTAGGTGGGTCTTGCCATTTTGACGTGCTACAAGCACTAGAGCGGTTTTCTTGCGCCAGGTATCTGCATCATCTACAACTAGTAAATCATCTAGCACCCAGCGTTGCCAGGGGATTAAAGGTAAACCTATTTTCTCAGCCAAGTCTGCAACCTCTTGCGACTTTGTGCGACCTTTTAAAAGTAACGTGTGGATTCTAGGCTCAGTGCTGCCAATTAGCCCGACCCCTCGTGAGGTCTGTTTTATTTCCGTATCATTTTGCATCGAAATCAAGCGTATCAGGTTTATTAAATGGTGAGTCTGGCACTGTTCGGATGGTCTCAGGGAGAGATGATCCTGA